AGCTGCGGCAAGTTGATTTTTATCTTCTGCTTTTTTAGACAATGAATCTAATCTTTTTAAATGTCTAAGGTAGTCCTTGTATGTATTAGTTTTAAGATCACGTAGCTTTTCAATGTATGCAACCACATGAGGAAATTTATCAGGGTTTGTTAAGAGGCTTCCCCATTTACCTGTTGTTGTTTCAGCGTATCCAGCGTGTCGTGCAGCTTCCTGTTTAGTGCAGTCAGGATAGTTTGCCACATAAAATTCTGCAAATGCTCTTTGCTTGCCTGTTAATAGTTCAGCGCCTTTAAGTTCTGACTTAACCTGTTGAACAGAAATTTCCATAAATTGTTTTGTGAATTTTTAATTATTATATAGATATTTTAATGTAAATAATACAACAAAGGTAAAAAAAGTTTTCTTGTCCATTAGAATAATAGTATACATATGATTACTATATTGATTATTAATATTGTTTTTATTGATATTGTTGATTTTAGTGTTCAGTGTACTTTCAGTGTAGTATGCTGAAAGAATAACTGTTGGTATATCTATCTTATTTAATGTTTTCAGTCTTTCAGTGTACTATTGAGTTTATTTTCATAATGACACATAAAAAGGTCTAAAGTATCTATATAGAAATCGGAAATTTGTGTATTTATTGGCTTTTTTTAAAGAGTGGGCTGAAAGAATCCAACCCACTCAACTAACAGAAAGGGTAGTGTGACATATATACCACGATCCGTGGTCCGTCGTCTATAGTCCACCGACTGCACTTATCGATCTGTGCAACCGTCTACTCCTCATCCTCATCATCGTCGAAATCGTCGTCCGAATCGTCGCACTGACATTGATTTTCCTCAGCCTCGACTGCTTTGTCACGTAAAATGGACAAATCTTCTTCGATTCTGTCAATAATGTCTTGTATTGTTTCGTTTTTCTTTTTAGCCATGATCTACCTCCCGCCAAGGCTAATATGCCAAAAATTTAGTGGGATAAAGACCTTTAAAAGGCTTATTTTTTAGACGATTTAATAACATCTTCTGCAAGATCTGTATAAAACTTTTGAACATTACTAAAGTAATTAGCCCAAAATGCTTTTACATCATTGTAAGAAGGCACTTGAAATAGTTTTTCCATGTTGTTTCTCCTGTTTTTTGTTGTATATAGGCAACACTATGGTTAATTTCAATAGATGTTTAATTGATTAATTGAATTATTTTCTGCAACATTTTTACACAATTGCCAAAAATCATTAATATGTAATTCCTGTTTCATACGATTAACGACCATGCAGCAGAATACAATATTACCGTCTTGATAGGGTTTATTGTTGTCATATCTATCAACCGATATATTAGTAAACATCTTTCCTTGTCCTTTTTTAAATGTCATTTCAATCCCTGAATAAGGACATTTCATACCAAATTTTTCGTATTGTTCTTTCCATATTTCAATAAATTCATTCATTCCTAACGTGATTTCATTCTTTTTTTCACGTCTAGTTTTACTTACTACCATTTGATACAAACGTCTTACAAACGCAATTGAACTTTTAGAATGAGTTTCATTAAGTTTATCGTTTTTACATTTCTTGCACCATTGATGAAGTCCGTCTTTGGCATTTGATTTAACGTAAAATAAATTAGTTGGTTTTTGTTTTTTACAAAGCGTACAGGTTTTATAAGAAATCGCCTGTTTCGTCGTCAATGTCTCGTCGTGCATTGTATTTTTTTCTCCAATTAATGTAGCCGATTTGGTCCTGTGTAAAATAAATTTGCTCATTATCGACCATCTCTAAATATTTATTTCTAACCATTTCATCTGACATGCCGGCAAGGTTACAAATAAGTTTAAAATTACTTTTATCATCAACAAACCATAAATGAGCTTGGTATTTGAACATAATTAATGAACGTTCCATTCCAGGATATATCACATCCTCGAATGCTCTTTGTATTACAGCGCGCCATAATTTTGATTCGGGGGAAAGTTCTTCTTCGTTTTGTTCTGTTTTTAGCTCCAGCATGGTGTTTCATTTAGACGAAGGCCGGCAGGGTATGGTAGCTCTGCAACGAGATCAGACCGACCTTCATCCAAATCACTTAACTACACGTAGGCCACGCATAGCCAAACGATCCTTATTGGTTCGTTTATAAACATCATCAAGATATGATTTGAATCCTAATGTACTATCACTAAAGCCAAAGCTGACGCCAGCAAAGAGACCGAATAGTACAGACGTTACTTTACTATATTCTTCTCTCGTAGTCCGAGATGCGATAATCTCTAATGCCTTTTTCAGTTCTTTGTTTTCCACAAGCTTTCATTTGTTGTGCCAGCAGATAATTAAGATTAGAGATAAAAAAACAATTATTATTTCAACCCAATGTAAACCCACTAGCAATTCAATCATTGTCCGTGATCCGTGTTTCTTGAGTCGTTTTTCGTGAGTCCAGGTGTGATGTACACTTAGGGCAATTTATAAAGTTATTTGTATTTGAATACAAGGATAAAATTGAAGGATAATAACCACTAACTTTAATGTAGTTATTACCCTTACAAACTGTGCAAATATACTGATTTTTAGCCATTTTTTCGACTATTCAGTAATTTTTTAAGATAGTCTTCAACAGATATTTTTTTAAGTTCTGCACGTCGTTCTATTTCTTTATCAACTAATAAAGCTATAAACGCAGCAGGGTTACGATACTCCTTATCACATAATGCCATAAGTTTATCGTAGCTGTTTTTTCGTACAGCAACCGATTTCCAGTGTTTTGTGTCCATGTTATTTTTCCTTTTTGTTGTTTGTTAAAGTTTCTATTTTATAAGGTACAGTTATTACATCACTTGCAGTTACTTTAAGACCATTCACTGTAAGTAATGAAGGACCTAGACATGTAGTTAATAGTAATAATGTAAATATTAAAATTATTTTCATATTTTATAGTCTCTCAATTCTGCCCATCGTTCTTCAGCCGTAAGTTCATTACGCAGCTTCCAAAAAATACCTAATCGTTTTAACAATGATGGATAACTTTTACCATCTGGATGATTATCCATATAATATTTTTTAGAGGTATATGTAAAAAAATTACTAATATATCGTTTTACGTATTTCATTTTTTCCTTTCTTTGCCAAAAGCATCGTATTTTTTATGATACGAATTAAGTAGTCTTTTTATTTGCTTCATGTATTTTGTTAGTTTCATATTAATGTTTATATTTGTTTATGTCTTTAAAAGCTTGTTCAGGAGAGTATTTGTATTTTTCAGTAAGTGCTTTAAAAAAATTCATAACTCTTAAATTAGCTTCTTTTTCACTTTTTGGTTTAACTCCATTACAAATTATATGTTCCACCACTAAATCTGTTAAATCATATTTTGTAAATAAAAAGTCAATCCATTTTACTATAGGATTATTCTTGTCTAACTTATGTTTCATATTACACTCCATAATAAAAAACATGTAGCTAACCAACTAAACCTAGGCCATATGCAGTAGAATAAAATTATAGCTATTATTAAAGCAATCATTTTACCTCCTGGTATTCTTTTATAATATGATTTGCTACATCTGCATCGATTAAATTATAACCGGTGTTATTAATAGACAAAGTCAAATTACAAAGTTTTTCTTTACAGGCTATCCAAAAAGGATCACTCGAAGTCTCTCCTTTAGGAACAGCTTTTGCTATATCTTGAATCGTTTTAAGATACTCAAACCAGTTTTTCATTTTCATTGAGATCTCCAACTGTTAATTAATCTGTTAACTGTAGATAGTATTTCATCATATTTGTTTATTCCTTTATCAAATACAACTGCAGTTTTTCTATGATTAACAAACAAAGTAATGGTTCCATCCATTTCAGAGAACTCAACCGAAAAAGAATCAATCTTTAATGGTTTAAGTTTAAATGATTCGTCAGACATTATTTCTGTTAGTTTTGTATCATTCATATCCCACGAATATATGAATTAAAAGGATGAAGTCAAGCATAAAAAAATGTTTATTTTAAAAGGTTATTGACAAAGCGTCCCATTAACTCTAATATTTCCTTATGAAATTATATCGCTTTATTGCACGTTATGCAGGGCAACGTATAATTGTAGACGTTAATGCACATAATGATGAAGAAGCGAAAAATAATTTTATAACCGAGTTAAAAAAAGGCGAAGGAACGTGGAGGAAAGAAATAACATATTCTCCTTCCAAAGTCTTTTTAACATATGAGGAAATAGAAGATGGAAACATCACAGTCGCTGTTACTGAAAAAGATCAGCTTGGAATCCAAGTGGAACCAGTTGTATCTTGAAAATGGTGGTGAAACACCAGACATGAAATGGATAGATCTTGAATTGAAAAAAACAAGACTTCAAATGAGAGATTTAGCCAATGTAATTGCAAGACAAGAGTTATTACAAGAATATTCTGATATAACTTCTTAAGGCAATTAAAAATATAGAATTGAGTAAAATTCTAAAGGATATCTTCGTCTTTTAAATTAAATTTAATTTTTGTAAATAAAACTTTTCCATTAATATG